TTATAAAGACCGGATTATTTCTTCGCTTAAGCCGGTGCATTTTGCTATGGTAGCAACGCCTACACCCGTATCTTTCATTCTGGCAGCGACTTGACGCATACTTTCGGCAATGCCTATGGCTTTTCCTTCAGCGATCCCCTCGGCTTTCCCTTCTATTCTCCCTTTTAATTTGGCCGTGTCGATCACGTCGTTTTGGATCATGATGGCGTCGAGATGGCGGTCGTAGATGAGGCGTTCCTGGGGCGACATCGAGTAATATTTTAACTTCTCGCGGGCTTCTTTCAGGCCCGGTGCGGTCGTGTCCGGACGGATCGTGCCGTCTTTCAGGTATTCGATCCATTCGTCCAAAGGGGTGAGAGCCACTTTGTCGAACTCATTTACACGGACTAAGATATATTCGGGGAAGATTTCGGCGGGAAGATGCGAGACGATCACATCACGTTCGCGTGTGTTGACACGCAGGTGGTCGCCTGTTCAACACCTGTTACCGTATCAACCTTGTGCCAATGGTCTTTCCTTCGATAAGTACTTGATAAAAAAACGTACAGCTTCTAACAGGGGAGACTAATTATTTTTTATGGTTTGGAAAACAACATCAACATCAATTTCCCATTACTCTACTCCAAGGTATTTCTTGACGCATAGGCAATAGCACACCTCCTGTTTTCTTATCAATCTTCTTGACACCTTCCCCTATAGCTTCAATAAGCATACAACTTGCTGCCAGGTTCTTCATACCCTCAGGAGATAGCAAATAGTCATCAACCTGATTTATTTCAGTATTCCACTCTTGAAGTAATAATATAGAATTTTCAATCTGCCGAAAAATCCCTAATACCATTTCTTAAATATCAGAAGACATAAATTCCATCTTTTTCATTTTGTTTCATCAATAATTTATTCATATTTCGGTGTATTCTAATAACATCGACAGAACATCCTAATAACTTTTCAAGAAATTGTTTTAATCCGACGAGCTGGTAAAGATCCGGATCCATCTCTACACAAACGTCAACATCACTATCATCTTGCTGTTCATCACGTGCAACAGAGCCAAACAAACGAAATGAACGGATGCCAAATTGATTTTTCAACTCCGGCACATGTAATTTAAGTATATCGATATATTCTTTCTTCGTTTTCATACTCAGCGATGTCAGGAAGCAAAAATACATAAAATCTCTGGAATAACCGAATAAAAAGGGAGAAATGGCACTGAATGGCTTATTAATAAAGCGTTTGCGGTGACAGATGAAACCAACGAAGAAAAAGGGGAAACGCAAAGAAAAGCGGATTTAGGAAGCAGTTAGGTTTTCAAATCGTTACCCGTGGGAATGTAAGATTTAACATAGTCCGTACCGTTTGCGCTGCTCTGCTGAGGTTTGCTTATCAAGGTTTAACTCGTTGATAATTAGTTTTGCAACCAAAAAAAGTTAAGCATGAGCAGAAGTACATTCAAGGTGCTGTTCTACGTGAACGGCAGCAAGGAGAAAGACGGAATTGTCCCCATCATGGGACGAGTGACAATCAACGGGACTGTATCGCAGTTCAGTTGCAAGCAGAGCATCCCGAAAGCCCTTTGGGACATAAAGGGCAACAAGGCGAAGGGCAAGGGCAGGGAGGCACGGGACATCAACCTTGCATTGGACAACATCAAGGCGCAAATCATCAAGCACTACCAGCGCATATCCGACCGTGAAGCATATGTAACGGCTGAAATGGTACGCAATGCCTATCAGGGTATCGGCAGTGAATACGAAACACTTATTAAAGCCTTTGACAAGGATTGCGCCAACTTCCTGAAACGTGTGGGCAAAGACCGCACCATCGGGACATACAAGGTGATGATGAGGGCACGCAATTATGTAGCCGCCTTTATCAAGTCGTTCTATAAACGAAACGATATGTCCATGCTGGAACTTACTCCCGACTTCATCAAGGAGTTTGCAGCCTACCTTACTACGGAGCGCAATTTGAAGAACGCCACGATATGGCTCAACTGCATGTGGCTGAAAGGCGTGGTGATGAGAGCGCATTACAATGGACTGATACCGAGAAACCCGTTTGCACAATTCCATATCAGCCCCAATGTGAAGGAACGTGAGTATCTGACGGAAGACGAAATAAAGACCATCATGGCGCATGAGTTTGAAAGCTCCACACTCACATTGGTTCGTGACCTGTTCGTTTTCGCCTGTTTCACGGCACTCAGCTTCGTGGATATGAAAGAACTGACAACGGATGAGATTGTGGAGGTGAACGGTGAAAAGTGGATAATCGGCAAACGCCACAAGACCAATGTCCCCTTTCAAGTGAAACTGCTCGATATTCCGTTGCAGATAATTGAACGATATAAGCACCTTTCCAAAGACAAGCTGGTATTCGGGGAAATCAATTATTGGACGATGTGTAAACAGTTGAAAAGAATAATCAAAGAATGTGGCATAGAGAAGCAAATCTCATACCATTCGAGGAGACATAGTAGATGTTATTTCTCGCTGAGAATAAACGATTTACAGGATTTGAATTTACGACAGGTAACGATTTAGAAACAAGCGAAGTTCCCTTATCTGTCTTATTCTGCATTATTGAAAAGAACGCTTTATTCTGAATGCAAAGGTATGACTTTTCTAATTATAATACAATATCGAGTCAAACTTTTGTTTATTGTAATTACAAACAATTATGAAGGTTAAAATAATCATCAAAATGAGTTTTTAATAACTCGTAAAAATAGGTTAGACAATTATATTTTCCGAACAAAATTGTCATATCATTGAGGCCTCCTCCTCTGAAGCAAGAGAACTCTCGCTCATTGAACATCACAGATTCTTTCCCAAACAAATCTGCTGCTGAAGATAAATTATTTTCTTTAATTATTCTTGAATCGCCAACATCTTCAATTATGATAGTTTTTTCATTAGAGGGCAGAATGCTTCGGAAATAATGAATATGAAAAATAAATTTATGTCCTGGAGCAGAATAGTCAACCAATACAGAAATAAGATTACCCCCATAAAAAGCATCAAGTTTATCAGCCAACAAAGGAAATTCCAATTGTATAAAACTTTGATATGCACGTATTGTATTTAAAATGACTATTCGCGATTTTTCCAATGCTGTTGCTGGAGAGTAAAAATCATATACCATCCCTGTATTTCCATAAGAGCCTTTTGCTGGATAGGGATATGGAACGGTCGTATACCCAATATCGGATAAAAACTTAATAGCATTATACACTGTGTTTACATACAGAGATTTCCCTCCTGACACTAAATGTACTGGCATTTTATCAATGCATGGGTATTTTGATTGAAAGTGTTGAATCAATGAACACACATTCAATTCAGAATACTTTTTTAAATGCAAGTGTCTCCAATTTGCTTCAATAAACTCATGAATGTATTCTGCCAAGAAGGTCTCTTCAGATGGGATAATTCTCTGCTTTTTGATGAAATCTTCTACATGTTTCTTGATAATAGAAAGAGAATATAATTTAGGATTTTCTTTGAGTTTATTTTCAGCACAGGAGAATGAGGCATAATCATATTCGTTTTTTATTTCAAAAATTGAGCATTGTGGCATTTGTACTATCGGTGCTACAAGTTCTCCCATATTTATATTATATAGAGAATATTCTAATGAATTATCTGTATATGTATATATTGCAACACCTCGTTTCCATACATTAGAAAATAGGACACTTTTAATGTATCTAAAGTCTGATTCTAATAGTCCGTTATACGCATCTGTAAAGTTTTGAATATCTTTAATATCACAAGCTCTTAAATCTGTTGCCAATTTAGGCATTTTTTGAAGATATGACTTCAATTTACTATTCTCCTCTCGAATAGCTTCACTATTGGTTAAACAATATACACGGTTATTGCATATACTTAACCAATTTCCTAATACTTTGTCAATATTGTCTTTGCGAAGTTCCTCGTCCTGAGTGAAATGTAGTGTAATGGTATCTTGTTGCTCTTTATCTCGATTCTCATTTAAAAGTTTTGGCGAAATATGCTTATATAAAACTTTCTCCTGAGAATGGTCTACTGCTAAAAGAAAGACATTATCAGTTGTCGTTTCAGCATATGCAAATAAAGATGTAGGACAAGGGAACTTGTTTTGTCCCTCATCTCTTTGCGATACGGTCTTTACCTGAACGGTAATTTTGCCATTGATTCTATTTGATGAATCAAGCAATTCAATATAGCCATCAATATTGGATTGAGTAGTCCCTTTATCAATATTATTCTTAGTTCTACCAAGTAAAAGAGTCTGTATAAATAATACAGAGTGCTCTTCTTTCACACCGTTTGCATCAATAGAAACTTTGGCTTTGAATGACATAATCTACACTATAACTGCTAAACTTGAGAACTGATATTAGTCATACAAAGTTAATTATAATTTCTCAAATTTGTTATTATCAACGAAGAATAATTATCTTTGTTGGCACATAACTATAATTTAACTAGTGAAGTGAATATGAACAACATACAAAAGACACCAGAACAGCAGATAGATAAGGCTGTGGAGAGTTTGAAAGCATTATTTCTCCCACAAGCAAGAAATCAAGAAGAAGCCGATGAAATTAGCCGTAGATTAGATTCTGTGGGGCACGAGGCAAAAGCGGTTTCGGCAATTGTAAATGACCAAGATATATACAAAGCCGCTATACATACGATTTTATCAAAAATGAGATAAGGATTTTCTAAGATTGTAAATACTTAAGGGATGTCAATGTTTCAAATCCATATTTTTTCATTGTATTGTCCATTTAAAACAAATCATTAACTCAATCTTTGTTTGATTCTCCATAGACTTCCGTAATTTCTCAGTTAATTCATCAACTTGTCTATCACAATCGTCTTGTTTCTCGAACAGTTCCTGCTGTTTTAATCTAAGTAGCCTTGCAATTTTAACTTCTTGCTCTTTAAGTGCTAGCTTTGTCCGAGCCACACGTTCTTTTCGTATTTGCCTTTTTATTGTTTCATGTTCTTTACGAAGGACAATAACTTCCTCCTGCAATTTAAAAATAACATCTTCAGACCAGGATTCAAACTTATCAATCTCAAACACGATATATTCATTTGTGCGTTCTGACAAACTTTCCTTTAATTTTGTCAACTTCGCCTCTAATTCTTCCCAGACACTCGCTTCGTCGTTCATACTGATTGGTCTGTAGCTCACCGGAACAACCTGCAACAAAGCTTTCACAAAATCATCTGGCAAGCAAGTGCCAACATCATTTTTTGTGCAGCATATTATATCCTCTTGACTGTCATGCTCATTCCAGGACAGGACCTTGTATACATAGGATGTACCTGAATGCCCACGTTGTTCTTCCAAAAGACTTTTTCTAATTGGATGCTCATCAAGACTAAAACATATATCTAATGGAGTGGTTAGTGCTTTACGAGCCTCACTGACGATGTACTCACCAAGAGGATTCCCAATTCTCAATTGGTGAGATTCTCCACTATTCTTATTCAAAATGTACCTTCCATTTGGGATGGATGGAGATGGACTATTTGGCAATAAGAACGACATTGTATCATCATCTACATCTGTAATCTGATCGGTTAGAACAGAATTCGTCAATAGCCAAAATGTTCGATTGTAGGTGTTCACTCGTTTAGTGTCATCAATATGACGCATTTTAAGTTTTTGAACAACCTCTTCATCAAAGTTCTCGAGTAGAGAACGATGTGTTTTTTTAAGACGCTCATTAATAACATCTTCCAACTCTCTTTGTAACTCATCGAAAGCAGCCTCAATCTCTTGGGCAGTTCTACATGACTGATAGATTTGATTTAAGCGTTTTTCAAATCCAACGCCTGAATCTATTGCTCCTAGTACCTCATCACTACAACCAAATACGCCATCAAAGAGATTGAATTTACTATCCAATAGTTCATATACGCGATTGTCTGCGATGTTGTTCTGGTTGACAAAATTAACCACCACCACATCGTGCTTTTGACCATATCGATGACATCTACCAATTCTCTGCTCAATTCTTTGAGGATTCCATGGCATATCGAAATTGACTACCAATGAACAGAATTGAAGGTTGATTCCTTCTGCACCGGCCTCAGTAGCAATTAGTATCTCTGCATTTGTATTAAAGTAATCAACAATTGCTTGTTTTCTATCAATATCCCTATTTCCGGATATACGATTTGTACCGTGATATCTATTTAGCCAATTTTCATATATACATTTAGAAGTAAAGTCATTGTTCATGCCATTGAAGCAAACAACCTTATCTTTGTATCCATGAGATTCAAGATAGTTCTTTAGGTATTCTTGTGTGCGCCTACTTTCAGTGAAAATAAGAGCTTTTCTATTGCCCCCGATTGTCTTAATTCTGTTAAAGGCAACATCAAGGGCTTCTAGCAGTTTAATGGCTTTTGTTTCTTCTCTAATATTTTGGGCTAATCTCTGACATTCCAGCAACTCTTTTATCTCTCCATCAAGAGAATAGTCAACATGTCTAGTAGAAGGCTCGTGCATTTCTTCCTCATCTGAAAAGTCATCATTATCCATCATATCAATGTCCTCGTAAAAATCATCAATATCATCGATAATCTTTCCTTCCCTTTTGTACTTTTCTAACTTACTTATAAGTTTACCCAATGTAAATAAAAGTGCGTATGCAGACGATGACAAAATCTTACGAATTATAAGAGATAGCATTGGTAGTGCAATAGGGTTAATTGCATGTATAATATCTCTTTTAAGATATTCATCTACTCGATTATACAATTCCTGTTCAGCATCTGTTGGTTCATACTTCGTAACCATAGCAGATCGCTTAGTATAATTCACATATTCTTGTACCTGTTGGCGTAAAGTTCTATGCGAAATCCTCTGCAATCTCTCCTTAAGTTCGCCGTATCTCGAAGTATCCCTAGTAGAAACAGCATTGTACTGCTTGTCGAATGTATCAACAGAGGAGAAGAGCTCACCGTCTATTATACTGATAAGTCCATATAATTCTTTGAGATTATTTTGCAAAGGAGTTGCTGTCAGAAGTATCTTTTTGTATGGCTGTAACACTCTTTTCAGAATATTTGAGAGTTTCGCAGACTTCCTATAAACATTCCTTAATTTGTGAGCCTCATCAATTACGACAAGATCCCATGACACTTTTGAAATATCCTCTGAATACTTTGCGGCAAAGTTGTATGAGCAGACAATGATATCTTCCCCTGCTCCTAGTGGATTGACTCCAGCACTTTTATATGCAGAATAATTGTCTGATAGAAGTATAGTTGATGGCAAGAAGAATTTCTCCATCAACTCTATATTCCACTGATTGCGGAGAGATGCTGGAACAATAATCAAAATATTTCTCTTATGCTCCGCCCACATCTCCGATAATATGATACCAGCTTCAATGGTCTTACCAAGACCTACCTCGTCAGCAAGTATAGCACCTTTGCTAAGTGGAGATTTGAATGCAAAAAGAGCAGCCTCTACCTGATGAGGGTTGAGATCTACTTTTGCTTCAGATAATATACCCGTAAAACGAGTATCATCACTCACGGACTTCTTGTGAGTTAAGTCCCAAGCGAAATAAAATTGCTGCAAAGGTGAAATACATTTTGCCATACTATTGTCTTCTTTCTATTCTAATTGCGTATTCAGGTGAATCGCTGGTAAACTCTTCAATTTGCGCGTGTTTCCAATAGTGGAGAGCGAGTTTTCGGCAATCCTCTTTAAGTCGTGAGTTATCACGAGGGTTTTGGTCTTTTCCGTGAACATCTCTCAATGTTGAATAACTATCTCTTCCCTTATCCAAATGTAAATCCTTCAACGAAATACGCACAATACGGTAGTCGGCTTGCGGATTCTCATGCATAAACCCATTTTGCGTTCTGTGCAAATAGAATGGCGAATTACCGTCCTTCAAACTATATAAATTGGTTTTAACATCAACATATACAGTATGACCATCAGTGTCAATATATTTGAAATCATACTCACCAACACCTTTATCTGCCGAAAACTCATAATTAACTTTGAGAGTCTCCTTCAAGTAATGTTCATATATAAGTTCACCGATATAACCTATAATTTGACGGACTTGCGACTCCTGTGATTCATCTTCATCATTTAGGTCTGCGAGCATTTCGAGCAACTTATCCTTATTTTCAGCAAGTTCTTGGAGTTCGTCCGGACTTAAATTTTCAGCAATATCCTTAAGCGTTTCTATGCTATCTATCATATCATCCGACAGAGACTCTGCTGCCTTTTGCAAAGATTCTTTTGATAGATTTTCAGACATCTTCACATAAGTATATCCCTGCTCTTGATTCTCACTCTTACTATCTGCTGTTTCAACAAGTGAGTGAATATCTAGGCCCTTTTCCTCCGCTATTGTCTCCAGCTGTTCCAACTGCTCAACATACAAACCTTGCAAAACGATAAATGGCTCTTTAAAGAAATTCATTTCGGCAATGTATTTCTCTATCGTTTTGAGCGGAGTGAGCCTTTCTGCATTCGGGTACTGTATTACAACATACTTGTTTGCCTCATATCCATACTCTCTATTACGCATCTCGGTAGAGAACAATGTTTCTCCGTTGCATCTAAGAATGAAATTCACTCCAATTGGTTCCTTAGAGAGATATATTACAATGCCTTTTGATTCAGGCATCAACCTCCATTTATCATATGGAGGCGATACAAACTCCTTATATGCTGCGCTTGAAGTTATCGCAGAAGGAGCAATCTCAATTCTTGGAACCTTACCTAATTGGTGGTTAATAAGCATATCTTGCTGTCCATAACAGAATACACAATTATTAGCAAAGAATTGCTGAAGCTTAATATTATTTTTCAACAAATCTTTGAATGTGTCGCTATATGCCCAGTTATACCAAGATAAAAATCTTGCATCCGGCTGATATTCCTCAAGTTTAAATGTTGGCAATATCGTGCCATTACTTGACTCTTCAATTTTACCAGTATACCTTAAGAACACTTTGGGTTCAAACTCTTCTGGTAAGTGTTCTATTATCAGACTGATCTGCTTGTAGGAGATCGAATCGAACAAATAGACTATATTACTACTAAGCAACCAAGTGATAGTTAGTTCAGTAAGCTTAGAGTCAGAGAAACTTGGAATTCCTACGGTTTCACTATTACTCTTAATGGCATTCCTTATTGCAATATAAGGATCTGAACTTGTTCGCAATATTGAAAACAGGTTCACTCCATCAGGATTATCTTTCAACCAATTATGCAATAGAACTGGAAGATACTCCTCCTTTGTTAACAATTCATGCTCTGCAAAGGCCTGAATGTCTGGATTAAAACCTTCTATCTTGAAATATTTATCAAAGCCATAGTAAGAATTTGCTTTGATCATATCCATAGCATCTCTCAACTTGTCATCGTCATCGATCTCCAGACTATCGTAATCAGGGGAATAATGCAATGAGTAGTCCAGACAGAATCTTAACTGCTCAATAGAAAGATACTCACTCTTCAAATCATCGTATAAGTCTTCTTCTGCAATACATTCTATAGCATCGCTATAAAATGTTGTCTTGAACCAAGTGGCCTTGTCCACGGAAGGTAAGCAGCTAAAGAAAGAATCAATTAGTTCATTCTCCTCCTTATACTCTTGATTTAGCTCATAAAGACTATAGCATACGCCACTATAAGAGGTTATACTATCACTCTTGATTGTATTAGGTAATTTTTCTTTTTTGTGCCTAATTGCTCTCTTAAACTGTTCGATATAGTTATTAGCATCATTACTTCTGGAAACTGCAAATTGTATCAGTTGCCACCTGATATCACTCTCTTCAATGTGCTCGTCAATAGCAATCTCATTAATACTATCTAAATACTGATTTATAATATCTGCATTGCAATCCTTTATCACAAGTAACAATTCATATGTATTAGGTAATCGCTCAATAACTTTAGATGCTAAATTTGTATTAGTTTTAAAATAATACGCATAGTTATTGTGCGAGGCAAATAGTGCTTGCACCTGTTCTGGGACATAGTAGAAACCTACTTGAACAAGTTTCTTTCTGAGTTCATTTGAAACATTATCTAAGTAGTTTCGATCTCCATCTAAGTTAAATATCTTGAATGTATCTTGCGTACCAATTATTCTATACTTGCTTAATAGGTCAGGATGTAATGTAGCAAGGATTTTAAGTATATCAATATTCAGTTCTACGCCATCAGAAAGCAAGTCATCGACTGACAAATACGGCAATGTAAATGGAGCATCAGTAAGTTCTTTCTCAAATTCATATGGAACGAATGAGTATCCCTTAAAACTATCAGTCAAAAGTTGATATTCGCTTTCATCAAGCTTTCTACTTGAGCGCATTAAACAATAGCAAGCATCATTGGTTGGTTTACCACTATTATCCAAGTATACTGATATTTTTTGACTTGAATCCACCTTCTCGTCAATGTACACCTTCTTAATGTCCGATAAATACTTATGGGAATTATCCTGCCAATCTGTTTGTTCCAAAATTTTAGAAAGGTTTCTGTTAAGCCATGGCCATATCTCACCGGATGTTACAACCCAATCTACAACACTTTCCTTTATAACACTTGGGGTGTAACCTTTAATAGTAAATGAGTCAAATAGTATCGTTCCTTCTGGTCTTTTAGAGAGTAGCTCACTGAACGGCACAAACTCTCCTTGCCAATTCTGGAGCAATGCTATTTCGTGTTTAATTGGGTAATTTAGATCACTGCTAATATCATTTACTGTACAAAGTATATTGCAAGCAGTTTCTTTATTGACATCAGATGACCTAAAGTGTACAAGGTTAGCTTTGACTTTTTTGTACAGTATCAAGGCGTCTTTTGTGCTATACTCGTCAGTTAATGCTTCGACGATACATTCCTGACCAGTAAACTTCAACTCACTAGTTGAGGCTGCATAAAATATCAAGTTATCACTTCTAAGGTCTTCTATGGAAAAAAGATTTCCTTTGTCAGACCTAAACACCTTTAATGTTTCAATATCATCAAGGCAATCAAGACAATGACTATGAAACAATCGATAAGCTTCCAAAGGCATTGATTTTATCCACTGGGATAATTCCGCTTGATTAGCATCACGCAGCATATCCTTAAAAGCATAAGTTTCAATCTCCTTTGTGAAATGGAACTTATACTCCTTCAACAATGAATAATCAACCCAGTATTTTTCTTTTATACCTATATCGGACAACTGAATATCAACCTCTTTTTCTTGCTCACAAACGCACGAAAAGTCAACATATGTACCTATTGCGGTAGGCGCATTTCTATCAAAAAACGGTCTAAAAGTATCATAAAAAGCATCTCTAACATATTTTGCCTCATCAATACCACTTTCTAATTTTGAGGACAAAATAGATTTGTATATATAGTCAAACTTTGGGCGATCAGACTCTTTTAGCTCTTCAAGCTTTTCTATTAATTTTGAGAATGCCAAACGTAGTTGACTACCCGTTTTATCTGTGTCTGTAATACGCTGACGGCTATCATCAATATCGAATACTTTACTATCGATAATAAAGCCTAATCGATATTTGGTTTGCAGGATGGGCAAACCCTGGAAAAAGTTTACTACATTCTTTTCTGAGAAGGCAGGATTGAATGCAAAATGAAACTCAAAAGTTCTACCTTCATTAGCATATTCAAGGAAGAGAGACTGAACAGGGAGTTGTTCAATTTCCTCGCCCATAACATAAATATGTTTTAGTAACTTGCCTCTATTATGCTCTAAGTCTGCTGTTATTGATGCAAATCCTCCTAGACGAGATCTTACATTTTGTATATTGGTATCTGCAACAATAGATTCATATTTGCCTTTTCCAAGAGGAATAATTAAGGCTGTACCCCTCGTTAAGAAATGCATATTACGACGAGGATCGACTAACAATTCAAAAGCCTGAATAGCTTTTCGAGCCTCTTCGTTTGTAAAGAATTCTAGGTATTGTCCGGGCGCAATAGGATAATAACTCATTAAAATCTTGGCGAACAATATATTGTCATCAATATTGTCTGCCTGAGCGGGCACCCATTCATCGTCATTTATGAGTAGTGCATCGAGTTGTGCTTTATTATTCCAGCTAATCAGGTAAGGACCCTTCTTGTTCTTGATAATGGTATCTTTCAACAGGTCCTCGGTCTTTGCATTATTGTCAACATCTGCTAACAATGTGTAAAGCAACTTGGAACCTTGACCATGCTTGCCTAGTTTGCCCTCATCTTCCAATTTTAAGGATTGGCCCTTAGCCAAGAAGTTGTACAACTGACCGTCTCTTGGGTTTTCAACCTCGAAAATATCTAAATCAGTGTAAAAGGGCTCTCCGTTATTGAGCACAATTAAATACTCTTCATTCGCATAAAAGAATAACGAATCAGCACTAGCATCGTAAGCATTCTGAACGAACTCATAAAAAAGCTGTTCTTTTGCGTTGTTTGCGAAATTGGCAGCTCCCACGATGAGGCTATTAACAGTCTTCATCGCGCCAGACATCTTCTCAAGGAAGTACTCTTTCTTTGTACCTAGAGCATCGATTGTATCTATGCCATCGCAAAGTGTGGTTATATATTGCCTTAAATCCCTTACCTTCATACTAAATGTGCTTTATGTATGGAATGATTTGAATGATAAAAGTCTTATTCTTGTCCTCACCATCAGGTCCATAGCCCGAGTATCTACCTTGTCCACCCAACCCCGAACCACTTATAAAGACTTCACCATTAATTTTTTCAACATCTTTTAATATGCCGTTTTTCTGCCAAAGAGCATAAAGACTACGAGCTCTATTATAGCTTAAAGTCTCTGCATATTTCCAACCCCTCGCATCTGCTTGTTCATTCTCTATTTGCGTTGGGTAATTGAGGTGTCTAGCAGCTCTTCCCTCAATTACTACCTTAAAGGCGACATTAACGGATTGATTGAACTTTTCAATAATCCCCTCCAACTCCTTACCAGCATTTATCAAATCAGCCTTACTTGCGGCAGGTATTTTGTCATCTTCCTCAGCAAAAAGGACATCTACCGTACACTCAAATCTTTGGTACTTCTCATTATAGACAAAATACTCACTATCAAGATGCTTCTGAGCATCAAGGAACTCTCGAATAAGATCAATCTGCTTTATGGTATGTTCAATATTAGGATCACCACCTAGGCGGTCTGTGACTTGAATATAGCCATACCAAGCAACAATACTTGTTATTATAAAAACTATTAGGAAGCCTGACATTAAGTCAGTATAATTTTGCCAGAAATTATGCTGTTCGCCTTCCTCTTTGAAATTTATCTTGCTCATTTGCTTGCTATCCTATTAAGTTGCAACTCAAGTTTCTGCAAGAGTTCTATAGTTTCTCCAATTTGATTAATCTTAACAATCAATGATTCGATATTCTCTTGACGCTCAACCAAAATCGAAAGAACATCATCAATCTTTCCATTGGTCTCAACAACAGCACCAATACTCTCATTAAAAGTTTTCACAAGTTTATCTGAAGACTCGTTTTGCCTGTGGGCAAGCTTCATAGCATCCTCGAATGATTGTGCAGCACTATCATAATTACCCTTAATATTGGCTACATGGTTATCAATGTAGTCATAGCTCTGTTGCAATGCTTGAACACTATTTGAAACAGCTGCTGACAGAGATTCGACCTGCTGACGAATGATTGCTTGCATATCAGCAACAAGCGTCGAGATAGAACTTCTAAATCCGGTCGTAATCTCATTATTCATATCAGTTGCGCTTTGCAACATAGAAGCGTTTGCAGATTGGTAGGTCTGCTTAAGTTCCTCCATCTGCTGCAAACCATCTGCACCCTGCTGAGTCAATCGTTGAGCCAACTCGCCATATTTTTCGATTATGCCAGAGAAATCTTCGCGCTGTTTAGCACTTATATTCTGAAGGGCACTTGTAGTATCTGCACATAGTTTATCGACCTGTTGAACAACAGTAGTGGTAACAGAACTCAATCCATTATTGGTTCTATCAATCATCTCAGTTACCGACTGTTCTTGCTTCGCAATTAATGCATTTGAGGAATCTGATAGTTTCTGTGTGATCTCAGCAAGTATGACACTAGTCTTCTTGAATTGCTCCTCGCCAAAGTCATGAATCTGCTGTTCAATATTACCTTGCATATTGGTGAAGATTTCATCCATTCTAACAACAAACTTGTTAATGAAATCTTCAAAAATCTTGCTCTGCTGACTAATGGACTCATTGAGCTTCTGATTGTACTCTTCGTCTTTAGCAGCCTTTTGCTTAAGCAATGATACAACCTCCTCTATTGAAGCGTGAGTCTGATGAGTGTTATTCATAACCTTAAATAGGCACTCTTCAGGTGTCTTATTTTCAACCTTCTTATCTATTTGCATTTCTTCACAAGAATACCAAATCTTGCAAACGCAAGTTGCTATAAAAGCAGCAATCAAACCAGCTATTGAAGAGGTAAACGCAGGTATCAACTTTTGAATAATCAGAAGGACATTTAGGCTCTGCATACTATCTATGCCACCGAGTGAATTACAGATAGCAACGAAAGTTCCTAAAAGTCCCAACGAAGTAAATAGTCCAGGAAGACTATTTAACAGTTGTCTCGACTTGGTGAATCTGTATATCACTGCGAATATCACAGCAATAATAAAACTTAAAATAAATACACCAGTACCATCAAGGATTGGTGACAAAGCTGACAAGATGCCTTGAAATTCCATACAATATAAAGATTATACTTGTTTTATACTAGTTTGCAAAAGTACTCATAATTAATTTAACGTTCATTTCATCAATGAAATAATCTTATATAAACGTTTACTTTTGTTTATACGGACTAATTTCTCAATAAAAACTCTTTACGTTCTTCTCTATGTAAGAGATACTGCTATTGACGGAACTTGCTGATTATTAGACGGAATTTTGTTTTGATCATCTGTTTTTGCTAAACAATTACGCACAATTATATGGCTCACAACCTTTTATTGGCTTCAAAATGGTGCCATTTGCTTTATTTTGCGTAATTTTGCAGTAAATTAAGTATTTCTTACATGGAGTGCTTCGATTTTGCTAAACATCCCCTTATTTTACAAATCCTTTAATATCTGTGCATTTGCTCTATCGACTACGGCATTATCCAATGATACCAGATAGATTTGTGTAGTCATTTCTGAGTCGTGTCCCATACCCTCGCTGATAACAGAGATAGGTATATTCTTGCTCTTGGCAATGCTTGCCCACGAATGACGGGCGACATACAGGGTTAAGGGTACGGAAATACCAACCATCTTAGCAACCTCTTTCAAATACTTATTGGTTCTGAATAGAACATTCTTGTATTGACTGCGGTTGTCGTATGGGTATTTGAGAATCGGCAACAGATACGGGCTGTAATAATCCGTATCATACTTCTCTACAATCTCCAGCATGCACTCCTCCCAACGGATAAAAAGTTGTTGCCCGGTCTTGCGTCTGCGATATGATAGTATGCCATTGGATAGGTCTTTCTTTTTGAGATATGCCATATCGATAAATGACATTCCACGAGTATAGAACGAAAACAAAAACATATCACGAGCAAAGTCCAACGAGGGTTGCAATGACAGATTGAGGTTCTTAATCTGCTTGATTGCTTTCAATGGAATGGCTCGCTTTACAGTCTTATCAATGCCCGTATTAACGTGCTTGAATGGATTTCGATTGGTGGTCAAATCCTTTTCAACGGCACGATTATATACTGCTCGGAGTATTCGCATATAGAATGAAGTGGTGTTCTTGGTTAGTCCTCTATTGTGCAAATATGCCTCATACATCAGCATCGTATCTGAATCTATCTCCTCAAATAGAATATCCTTGTCCTCTCGAAAACTCATAAAACTTCTGAGTGTGGCACGATAGGTTTCCGATGTGCGTTGCTTACCCATCTGTTGGAGTTTGGCAATAACACCTCGCATAAAGTTGAACAACGATTGCTCATTTGCTTGTTTCTGGAATGTGGAGATTATATCACCGGCAGTGTATTTTAGTCGCTTATTCTCTAATTGCTTGATGATACTTTGCAGTCGCTTAATATCCCAATCTATACTCTTCGATGGATTGAAGATAGTTCTGTCGGCTGCTATTGGCGATAATTATTGAGTTGTTATTCTCGTTCCACTCGTGCATAAATAGTCGGTAAATCCGTCTTTAACTGACGGATTACACGATTCTGAATGATTTGATAGTAGATTGTTCCCTCCTTGTTCTCACTTGTCGAGGGTCGAAACTTTACCTTGATACTTGCCATAGGCTCACGGTTTTGATTTCTTGTTTGGGTTATCCTTCTGCTCCTGCTTAGCCTTGATAGACTTGGCTTTGCTCTCCTGTTCCTTTGCAGCCTGCTCCTTGAGTCATGCTTGCTCGGCAAGGGCGGCTTGTTTGCGGACTGCCTCTTCGTAGGTTTCTACATCTTCACGCATCTGCTCGATCTTTTGGCTATCACGGTTTAATTCAAAGATGTCCTCCAATGTGGCTATCTGCTCAGCCGAGGCATCGCCCTTCATCTTTATGTAGCGATATTTGAGGTCGTTATCCTTACGGTCTTGATTAGGCTGAAAGACAAATACCATTATCACAAATTGGATTATAGCCAAAGCAGAAAGTCCGAATATCGTCCAAAAGACAAATGGGGTTTCAAAGCCGATTCTATGATGCTTGAAATTATGAACACCATCCTCAATGGTTGTTCTCAGTTTCTGAACCAATGTCTTGACCTCATCAGATTTTTGCTCCTGATTGGTCTTAATCTCATTCAGGGAGTTTAAGACTTCGGTTGATGTTCGGTTATTTACAATTGCCGATTTCGTATCCTTGAAATTATCGTTAAGGATACTCAAATGCTCAACTACAGCACCAGCGAACTTCTTGATTTTGGCTTCGGTATATTCAAAACCCTGTTTGTTATTCTCATTAATCAAAGCCTTTAAGTCTTGTATTAACTTATCATTAGCACCCTTATCAATTACCGAAGCTGTATTGCTCTGCTTAATTTTCTGTAATTCGATTATACCGGCTTCGATTCTCTCCAAGCATCCGTAGATGCCTTCCATACACGACTCATTGTCGTTATTTTTGAAATTCTTGTTGTTCATATTAAACTCTTTTTAAGTGTGAAACATATTGTTGTTTATAGTCCGATCCCTCGGTTTTTTTCCTCTTATCCTTCTTTTTCTTCTGCCAAGAAGGTACTTGTTCATCCTCCGTTGGAGTGTTTGGAATATTAAGCAATCCCAATCCATTACCCTCGATAAGATTGTCGGTAACGCTATAATTGAGTTCTTCCTCTTGTCTTATCGGTTGCTGTTTAGGCTCTATTTCAGTCTGCATTTTCGGCTTATCCCAACTTAATTGTTCGTTAAGTTTTGAATAGCTGAACTGCCTACCCACATCGGAAGCCTTGAATGTAAGCCCGTCCTTTATGAATCGTAAGCCTTGTATGTCATCTACGGCACGAGTATTCTTTCGCCTAAATGCAAACTCCAAATGAATACCCCTGCGTTTCAAATCATCGTTAAACTCCTCCCAAGTTCTGCATCGTTTCAAAGCAGCCTTTACAGCGTTATGAATCTCATATTTCACTCGTTCAGGGTCGTAGAGCTTCTTCACATTGGTCTTACTCTTATCCTTTGCGTAGATCAATCCGTATTTGTCTTTCAGCTTCTTTGTGGCAATCTCATTTCGCTTAAAATCATTCTGCGAAGAGATTACCTTACCATCGTAGTTTATGCGATTATAGACCAGGTGACAATGCGGATTGTCTGTGTTGTGATGCCTTACCAAGATGAATTGCGTGTTCTTAATTTCCATTAATTCCATATATTCCAATGCGATTTTAGTCATCAATTCATCGGTTAATCGTGGTGCATCTTCGGGCTTAAAGCTTAGTGCAATATGTCCTAACGGTTGCTTAATCTTCGGATTTAAGAGGCACTGACAGTTGAAACTATCAATCATTTCTCTGTTAGTTCCGAGCAACACACCGTCCGATGCAAGGATTTTGGCATCGTCTTTACCCATCACATAGCGTACACATCCGCCAAAGGATTTGCCCTTCTTGATTTTACCTATCATCTGCACCTCCTTTCTTCAGCTTTGTAATCGCTTAATACCTCTTTTAACTTGGTAAGCAATTCTACAACTGCGTTCTTCGTGCGATAGAATCCCGTCTGATGCGACAGCTTTGTAAGCTGATTGAGGTTGTTTGCCATACCCGTAAGGTCGCGGATTATGGCGGCATCCTCAGCAGAATGTTTGGCTACGATTCGGGCATCAAAGGCAGAATCTCGTATATACTCAGCAAGTGTGCGATTGGCATTCTTGCTTCGGCGGCGTAACATCTCGTAGTCGGGCTTTGAGAACTTCACCGTTACCGACTTGGTAAGTCGTTTCAGAGTGCTGACCTGTGGTCTGCCTCTGGGCTTTGTTTTGCTTGATTTCTTATTGTTCATCTTTGCGATTTTTTACATTGTTATTGATTCTTCAAATTGGCTTTTCACAATCCGCTCCCGATGGTCGCAGATTGCCTCCACCCGTCGGGGTGGAGCGAGGTTTTCGGGTGCAATGGCGGCTCGTCCGACATTTTTCGGCATCCCGAAAGATAACCTCGCTAACTCCCGGAACTGATGTTCCGTCCGTTAACCGCCCGTGGCGGGTTCTGAATGCAGGAATGTCATCATTCCATGATGCGGATGGATTTTACATCGGATACTTCTTACAATTTACGCCACCGCTCGAAGTCTTCCGAATAGGTTTCAAGATGCTGCCGGGCGATATTTTCTAGCAATCCGGACACGCTCATCCTGCGGCTCCCGAGTTTGCGGACATACCCGTCTAGCCTGTCCCTTACCTCGCAACTTACGAATACGGGCTTGCGGTCCTCGATTTTGGGGACTTGCAGGAATGTGCTGCGGTACTCTTCCAATGACAGCCGGCGTTGTCTGCTGCCGACCCGACACCTGGATGCGGAGGCCGTGTCATCTTTCCCTGTCGGCACCTGCTGATTTCCGGGTGGGTTTCCGGGTTGTTCCGTGACTGATGCCGGGATCCCGCTCCCGGCATTGTCTGTAAACGCCCCTTCTGCACTTTCAAGGTTTTCGCATTCAAGAAGGAGCTGCGACATTTCCGTACCTGTCATAGCTTCCCATTGCTCTTTGTTAAAGCTTTTTTTTGTAGCCATAATCTTTGAATTTTAATAAGTTAATACAGTGGTCTCGGTGTGCGCCTTGACCGGTTATCGGCAGCAAAGAAAGTGTGTATGGTGCACTGAGTCAAGCAAATGGAGAGAGTGTGACAATTATGACCGGTTCTGCATTTCATTTACCGGACAAACGGTGGTGACTGCCATGATTTGCCAGACTTGCACGGGTGGGTGTAGATTGAAAATGGATGGCTTTAGTGGAAAAAGGAATAAACCTCTGCCCCGATATAATGGCAATCATTATATGGATTCAGTTTACCTGCTACATTCTGTATCGGCAATGATAATTGTTAAATCACTCGTATCAGTGGAATTGGAATGTCCGTCAACTATGCAACATGATGACAACCGGTGTAACAGACCGTCAGCAGTTTATAAATCCATTGCGGTGTGATTATTAGTCTTTTAATTTGCATTGCAGACAGGAAAACAAGCCGGTGTCGAAAGAAAACAGCGCCACATGCTTACACTTGTCAAAAGTATCGGGTAAGGACAGCAAGCCGGCTTTGCCTTGGCGCTACGGAACGGAAATGGTATTAACAAAAATAAATCGTGAAATTATGGAAATAGTAAGTTTTGAAAAACGGGCCTTCGAGGAGATGGCCGCCAAGTTGGATTACTTCGTGCGGCGGATGGATAACCTTTGCCGGTTGCATGGCGAAAGGAAAACAGGTGAATGGATGGACAACCATGCCGTCTGCCGGAAACTGCGTATCAGTCCGAGGACATTGCAGACGCTCCGTGACAACGGCACTCTTGCCTTTGCCAAGATCGGCAACCGCACCTACTACCGCCCGGAAGATGTGGAACGGATTATTGTAAATGTGGAGGAGAGGCGGAAGGAAGCGAAATGGAAAGGCAAAAGCATTTGACAGTTGGAATATCAATAAAAACAAATCGTATGGGTAGTGAAATCAGAGAAAAAGACCACGAGTGGGTACGGAATTTCCACTCGAATTTCGACAGGCTCCTGGCCTCGCTCTAAAAGTTGTTCAACCAATGCAAACCGTCCGTATATGGCGATGAGCTGCTGACAGACAAGGAGGTGTCGCAGCTGCTGAAAGTGAGCCGCAGGACATTGCAGGAACACCGTAACAACGGCATCTTGCCATACACGCAGGTGGGCGGCAAGATCCTGTACCGCGCTTCCGACATAGAGCGTACCCTGATGGACGGGTACAGGGAGGCGTACCGTTCAAGGAAATGAAATCCGCTTCATTCCGTCTTATGTCAAGAACCAGTATCCGCATGAAAAAAGGGGCACCCGACGGTTGGAATTCCTTCCGCCGGATGCCCCTTGCTTCTTTACGGTATCGGGCTTATCTCGTACCGCCGGTTCTCACCCCTTTCGGTATCGGGTTGTCGAGAATTATCCGGTAGCATAGCCTGCCGTCCACATCCACCGGTTCTTTCGCCACCATGAATCCGGCGCATCTTTCGACTTTTGCCGCATCGAGTATCATGCCGGCTATGAAGCTGTTCGAGAAACGGGCGCAACGCGGGTCGTTCCATATCTTGAATCCGTTCTCGTCATCCGAGACGAACATGTACCAGTCTTTCGGTCTGTCTTCGTCCCTGGCGATACCCAGCCGGTTGCCGGCATGAAGGTTCAGTTCTCCGGTCAATATCCTGCTCAGGTACATGCTGCCGTCACGGCATACCGTGATGATCCGTTTGCCCTTGTAGGTCAGTGGCGGATGGGAATTGCTTCTGTCATAAACTGTCAGTTTCATACTTCAATTATGTTTTTAAGTGATACAATTATAATTTGTCATGCCGCCTGACCGGTCATAATCAGTCTTCTTCTTGTTCTGAACCCCCGGTTCGCCCGGACGGACTCCATCATCGCCTGTGCCCTGCGTGTCACCACCGAGGTCTTCTCGCCCATGTGCCTGGCTATGGTGCGGAACGAGCTTCCGGTCTCGTAGAACCGCAGCATGAATATCCTGTAATCCTCATAGGAGAAATGCCGTCTGAGGAACTTCTGTATGTCCCTTACCAGCCTGTCGCATCCGGTAAGCATCTCTTCCCGTTCCTCCGCCTCTTCCGTGCAGTCCGTATCACCCAGCCTTGCGAAATACTCGTCTCCGGGACTGTCGTAACGGCTTTCGTCCCTTGCGCCCGACTGTAGGATTCTCCGGTAGCACCCGAAGAAGTAGGATTCCATGTCCTCTATTCCACCGCTTGAGAACATTATCTGCCTCCTGACTGCCAGATATGCGTCATGGAATGCGTCCTCGTCGATTTTTCCATAGATGGAAATCCTGTCCTTTAACCTCATGTATGAACGGTTAAACCATCCGTTGAATTCTTTCACGTCTTTTGTTGCCATATCCTTTTGCTTTTATCTGTTAGACATCCGGCCCGTGGTGCGGGCACTCTTGTTTCTTTGTATGCCCTACAGCCGTTCTCCCGCCGGAAAAGCGTCAAGGCTCGGCAGGAAAAAATACCGGAGCGCGAAGCGTGAGGATGATTTTTTTCCGGCCGACCCGAAGGGCTCCGGCCTTGCGCTCCGGTGGGGAACGGCTACCTTTGCTTCAAAGAAATAAGTGTGTCCTTTTCCGCTTTTTTATCTTCAGGGTTACATTCCGCCGGTAAAAAAGGATGACGGATGGTTGTATATATCATCCCTTTCACAAGAAAAATATATTTTTCCTTATTCTGTGCCATTCGACGGCAGGATGGTACAGAGCGGCATTATATTATGGTTGAAAACAGGCATAACCCCAGAAACTGTAAAAAAACAGATTGCCGGGATGGGAGTTGGCAGAGTATTCTGACGGGGCAGACCGGACAAGGGCGGATATCAGCAAGTAGTCGAAAAAAACGGATTGATTTTTCTGGAGGGAGCGAAGTTTGCCGCCTGCCTTTTTCCTGATGTTCTCAAAAAGTATCCCTCCTGTAGAATATCAGTATAGAACAACAGAACAGCATACAGACCGGTAGTATCCTACTTCAGTATACTGTTCCTTTTTTATTGTCTCGACTTTTCCGTCAGTCGCTTGTTTCCGCTGCCGTCGGCCTCCATTGTACAGACGTGAAAGGGGAAAGGTTTTCGGGCTGAATACCCTTTGCCCGCAAAGGAAGATTCTGCCCGAAACGGCACGGCCGCCCGACCTTTCCACTTTCAATGAAGTCTGTACTAACTTTCATGGACGGCGGGGGAACAGGCGGCTGCGAAACGGTTATTGGCTGTCATGACCGGAGTCTGCGCGGCTTTTGCTTCTCTTTTCCATCAGTCTGTCCATTTCCCTTGAGATCTTCTCCTCCGTTATCCTGGCGTAGCCCTGGGTGGTGGAAATATTGGAGTGTCCCATCATCTTGGCTATGCTCTCGATTGATATGCTCTCGGAAATGAGGAGAACCCCGAACCCGTGCCGGGCCTGATGGTAGGACAGGTCATCGTTCCTGCCCAGAATCACGCCGATTTCCCGTATCTCGTGCCAGATGGAATCCCGGCTCGGCAACGGGAACACGAGATTGTGCATGTCGGTGGTATTGTACTGAGCCAGTATCTGTTCCGCTATCGGGTGCAGGGGAATGAACGCTTCCACACCGGTCTTCTTGCGGTTGATGCGGATGAACCGCCTGCCCTCCGCCGTCATCCCGATATGGCGCGGATGGAGCTGCTTGATGTCGGCATAGGCAAGCCCGGTGAAATAGGAGAAGATGAATGCTCTCCTGCCCAGTTCCGCACGCCCGTCATTCAAAGGCATGGCCATGATCCTCTTCATTTCCTCACGGGTGACGTACCTGTGCTTGGGTGCGGACTTCTTCTCGTATTCGACATCCTCCACCGGATTGGCGCGCAGGATCTCGTTGTCCACGGCAAGATACAGCAGGCGGTTCAGCCAGCAGAGGCAGCGGTTGGTCTGCGTGGAGCTGAAATTCTTGTTCCTGATCAGGAATGCCTTGTAGTTTTTGCCAAAATCTTCCGTTATCTCCTCAAAGGCAATGTCCTTCTTCCCCAAAGATACAAGGTAGTCCGTCAGGTATTTCTGAAAATACTGTGAATGCCGGTAGGTGGAGATGGAATTTATCTCCCTGCTCCGTATCCTGAGGCGTTCACGCTCTATCTCGCCCATCTGGAGCAGATGTGTCGGAACGACGAACTGCCTTGTCACCCGGTTCTTGATAATCTCCGCACTGACGACACCCTGCGTTCTCAGGATTTCCTCGTAAGTCTGTTCGATATACTTCCGGTACTCCTGCAGTCTGGCGTTTTCCCTTACCGTGCGTATGGTCCCGGTTTTGGCGTTCCAGTCTTCCGGCTTGCAGCATATCCCGGTGGTGATGGCGGTGTTCCTGCCGTCTATGGTGATGCGGCACATGACCGCCGTTGTTCCGTCAGCCTTTATCTTGCCGCGGTTGATATAAAATAATATGGAAAAGGTACTTCTCATGATTCTCATTGTTTATGGGTTATAGAACAAGTTTGAAATCTCCTGTAGCCTCGATAAGTTTATCCATGTCCTCGAAGAGCTTTTTCGGGGTGACGCGGGCATAGACCTGTGTGGTCTGTATGTTGCTATGCCCCAGCATACTGCTGATGGTCTCTATCGGAACGCCCGCTTCAAGGGTGACGAGCGAGGCGAACGAGTGGCGTCCGACATGGTAGCACAGGTTCTCCTTTATCCCCGCCAGTACGGCCAGCGCCTTCATGTGGTTTCTCAGGTTCGGGTAGTGGATCATCGGAAACAGCGTATCCCTGTTGTCATCATGATATTTCTCTATCAGGGCGACGGCTTCCGGCAGCAGTTTCACGCTTGCGCGGAGCTCGTTCTTTTTCCGGCGGTATTTCAGCCATAATTTACCGTCATCGCCGGTGTACAGGTTTTCTTTGGTGACGGTCACGGCATCGCTGTAGGCTACCCCGGTATAGCAGGCGAAGAGGAACAGGTCCCTTGCCAGACGGTGGGTCGTGCGGTGCGGGGCTATCTCCACATCGCGGATTTTCTCGAAACTCTCCCGGCTCAACGCTTTGGGTGTCTTGACGGTCTGTTTCGGGAGGACATAATGCTGGAACATGAACCGTTCGGAATGCCCTTCCCTGTAGGCTTTCCTGCACGCCTTCTTGACAATTGCCAGGTAATGCCGTGCGGTATCAACGGCGTGCCCTTTCCCGTCAAGGATGAAATTCTCGTAATCGTGGATGAACTGTTCGGTAAGCTGCCCGAAAGCCAGATCTTTCGTCTTGAACCTGGTTTCAATGAACTCGCGCATGGTACGGCAGGTAAAGTCGTATGCCGGATAGGTCCCTTTGGCCCGGTCTATCCCGATACGGCTCTTCACTTCATCCCTGAGGGCATCCAGCATTTTCATCAGGGTCATCCGGGTGTTCATGCTGCCTTGGAAGGCATCCTTGACGGAAGTGGCATCAAAATCCCCCTTGCGTTCCAGAAGGGAATCGAAAGCGGCATTGATGTCAAGCAGCAGCTTGTCAATTTTCGCATTTATTTCCACCGCCTCCCTGCTCTTGCCGTTCAGCCGGCTTTCACGGGGATTCCACAGTCCGGGAGTGCAGGAGAGCTTGCAGCTGAACTGCGCTATCGTCCGGTTCACGGTGATGCGTCCCATTATCGGAGCTTTGCCCGACTTGTCCAGTCCGCTCTTTTTGAGGTAGAGCAAAACCTTGAATTTTTCTACTTTCATACGCTTATAACTTTAGTTGCAAAATTACCTGTTTTATAAGCGTTCTTCGGTATGCAAAACAATGACAACCAGCGCAATATATCGGCGTTTCAAATTATCCGATTCGCTTCGCGTTACCTCGTTCCATTTCGGTAACTGTCCAGCTAACGGTTTGGTAACTGAACATCTTCAATAATCCCCACTTTCTTGCTTTTTTCTCAAGTGGAAGAATATGGAGAAAATGCTAATTACCAACAGATTGCGTTGCAATTTCTTTTCGCTTCCGTTGCTCTATTTACCTGTTTTTTTCCATTGCGCCCGTCATACCTTCGGAACGTTGGCATTGACTAAGGGTATGCCGATAGAGAGCGTAAGCCGTGTGTTGGGACACACAAACATTGTCACAACTCAAATCTATGCGAAGATAACCACGCAGAAACTCGACAATGACCTGACGATGTTCGGGGACAAGCTCAACAAGGTGTTTAATGATGTTTCAATGGCATAAGATTATGGAAAGAGCAGTTATTACAATGAATGAACACGGTACGGTATATATACCGTGTGGTGAGGTATGGATGAGTGAAATGGAACTGACGGACTTGTTCGGGGTAATCTCCCCGACAGTCCGTGCTGCCATCCGTGCCGTTTACAAAAGCGGTGTACTGAAAGAGTATGAAGCGCAGAAGTATATCCGGTTGGAGAACGGTTATTATGCCGATGTGTACAACTTCCCTATGCTTGTCGCCCTTGCTTTCCGCATCAATTCATACGGTGCGCAGCAGGTGCGCAATGCCTTACTGGAAAGGATGTACTTGCGAAAAGAGAAAACAAACATCTTCTTTTCGCTGAATATCAACGGAAAAGTTTCAAGCCTGCAATCATAATGGGATGATGAATGAAGTATTGTCGTCACTGAATCATTGAATCTGCACGACACCAAAGAATAGGAATAAGATGCAGGTGCATCGCCATTCATACGTATGAGACCAATCCGAAGAGCAACCGGTTTAACATGGGTTCTTCGGATTGGCTTGTTTTATAGCCTCCAATCTACTGACGAAAAGCGCATTTTCTTTATCACCGGATTTGTTTGCGCCGTTCCTCCGTGTTTTGCGTATCAATGGTTCGTGTCATACACGATAAATTTGCAGCCGTCCAATTATTAAACGATTAAGCGAATGATGTATGACAAAAATCAACATTGAAAGGGAGGAGTTTATCCGGGTGGGTACAACCCTCTACAAGTTAGTGAACCAGCCACGACTGAACGGTGGCTATGTAAAGAAACGCATCCCGTGGAATGCCGAAACACTCCGTCAGGACTACGGCAAAGGTTTCATGGCTACCGTTCCCAAGTATGATGGTTTCTGTACCGTTCCAAGCCATGTAAGCTACAAGCCTGTGGTGGACAAGTTCTTGAACTTATACGAGCCGATAGAGCATCAGCCCGTACAAGGGGACTTTCCACATATCCGTCCCACATCGTTCTCTTTTCGTCAGCAACCATCTGAACCGAGTTTCCAACAATTGGAAGTCAGAGAGCTTACGCATCCTGCACTGCTCCGGTACTTGCAGGAACGAGGTATTGATAGGGACGTTGCCAAAAGTGAATGTAAGGAACTCCATTTCAACCATAACGGCAAGCCTTATTTTGCCATCGGCTTTGGGAATGTGGCAGGAGGTTACGAGGTACGCAACCCGTTCTTCAAGGGCTGTATATCTCCGAAAGACATCAGCCATATACAGCATCATGGCGAACGGAGAGATTCATGCTACCTGTTCGAGGGATTCATGGATTACCTTTCTTTTCTGACTATCCGTAAACGGAAGAATCCACAATCTCCCGGCTTAAAAGGACAGGACTACATGGTTCTCAATTCCGTTTCCAATCTTGGCAAGGCAATAGACAGGTTGTCGGACTACGAGCGCATCCATTGTTTTTTCGACAACGACCAAGCAGGAAACAAGGCTTGTTTGGAATTGGAACGGGTGTTTTCCTATCGTGTTCGGGATGCTTCACTCCACTACTCCGGGTACAAGGATTTGAACGATTTCCTATGCGGCAAGAAAGTGGTGGAGAATAAGAAAGAGGAGGTTTCAGTCAAACCCAAACCCAAGAGGAAAGGATTCGGCATCTGAGCCGTAAATCACATCTTTTTTAAGTTAGCAAGTTTATGTCGGTGTATTACAAACCCCGACCACTTGCCCCCCTTAAAAGGATGAAGGGGCAGCTCCCGATGGTCACGAGTTATTCAAATGAATTATCACTTAAATGAATTACAACAATGAAGAAAAACAATATAATCACATTACGTTTATCTGATGATGAACTCGGTTGGCTGGGCGCATTGTGCAGACGAAGCAAACGGAGTAAAAGCGAAACTATCCGTTCACTCATCATGGACGGTACGGTACGTGAACGTATCACGAAAGAGCATCTTACAATCATCCGTCAGTTGATTGGGGAGAGTACCAATCTGAATCAGTTGGCAAAACAAGCGAACACGTACGGATTCCTTGCCGTCAGTGAGGAATGCCAAAGTATGGCTAAGACAATAACCCAACTTATAAACAGGCTGAAAGATGATAGGTAAGATAATGAAAGGGACATCGTTCAGCGGTTGCGTGTGTTACGTGCTGAATGAGGAGAAAGCTCGGCTGTTGGAAGAATCCGGGGTAGATGGTACTTCCGAACAAATGGCTAAGCAATTCGAGTTGCAGACATTGCTCAATGATAAGGTAAAGAATACGGTAGGGCATATTTCGCTAAGTTTCTCAAAAGAAGATGGTACGAGGCTAAGAACCGATGATGCTTTCATTCTTCAAATCGCCAAAGAATATATGGAGAAAATGGACATCAACAATACGCAGTACATCATCGCACGGCATACCGACCGTGACCATCCTCATTGCCACATCGTCTTCAACCGTGTGGATAATGACGGCAAGACGGTATCTGACAAGAACGACCGTTACCGGAATGAGAAAGCCTGCAAGATGCTTACCGCCAAATACAGGCTTCACTTCGCCAATGGCAAAGACCATATCAATGAAGAACGGTTGCGGCCTTACGACAAGGCGAAGCATGAGGTTTACAAGGCATTGAAAGAGGAACTGCCCCATGCCCGAAGTTGGAACGAACTGAAAGAAGCTCTTTCTGAACGTGAGATTGAAATGAAGTTTAAGGTCAGCAGGACGACAAGGGAGGTACAAGGTGTAAAGTTCGAGTACAACAGCATTTCCTTTTCCGGTTCAAAGGTCAGCCGTGAGTTCAGCTATATGAACATCGACTACCAATTAAGACAGAATGCGTTTGGGGATGGTTTCAAAAGTAGTCAGACGATAAACCGACCGCCAAGAGAGGAGCAGCAACGGACTGTTATCCCGGAACGCTCCAATGACACAGGCTTAGGTTTTGGATTGTTCAGTGGAATAGGTTCTTCCTCGAATGTTGCGGACATGGAAGCCAACCAAGAAATGGCGGAGATATTAAGGAAAAAGAAGAAAGCCAAGCGCAAGCGGGTTTTCAGATTATAACAGATAATTTATTCACTAACAATTAAGACTTAAATAATTATGGTACAGAACGATTTATTATTGGATTTCGACCTCTACCTGTGCGAGAGGTTCGGTTACAGAAACAGCCTGCACGTGACACAGACAATGAACGGTTTTTGCGTGAGTGTGAGAATCAAGCCTGTAAAACTCTACATTCGTTTTTGGGAGTACAGTAACGGCGTGGGTGGTTTTCCCGATTGGTGCATCATCCTTGTGCACTGCAATTTCACCAAGAAGCAGAAAGAGGAATTACAGGAACTTGTGCGGTTCTTCAAAGAGTATGCATCACGATATGGTTACAAGTATATCAGGGTTGAGGACAATCCACAGCTCAACAAAATGTTAAATTTTCCTCTTATTGGGAATTATCAGAAGAATAATCCGGTTTCAGAACTCTGACACATCCTGTACTAAATCATGAGGTTGTGCCAACGTTTTGAAGTGCCCCCCGAAAGTTGGACGTTAAATTATAACTTTATAAATTCTCTTCATAATGAGGGTGTGTCAAAACCGTCGCATCCTCTTTTTTTATGCGCAAAGTCCGAACTTTCCCAAGCTCGGA